ACATGCGCGTCGTTTCCGTCATCGGGGCAACGCAGGATGCGCGCCCTTCTACGACGCCAAGCCCGCCAGTTTGCGGGCTGCGTTCGGGAGGCTTTTGTTCACTCGGCGTGCTCGCCTTCGTAGAAGGCGCTGTCGGTGATGCGCTTCAGCAGACTGGCGTAATGCTCGAGGGTGCCGACGTCGCCCCAGTTGATCTCGTCGGGGTGCGCTTCAAAATGGTCGTCGCTGAGGGCCGTCAAGCGCGCCAGCATTGCGTCGATCTGGAACTTGGTGGTCATGAAGGCGTCGAGGGCTTTGGTATTGTCGGTGGCGCAGCGGGTGGTCATGGCTTGGTCTCCGGGGATGAGTTGCTTCGTTTTGGCGTAATCACCATCGCTCTGGCGGGGTGGTTAGTGTAGGTAAATCCCAGCAATATCAGTGCTTTCTGATTATACTCCGTGCTGCCCCGGCGTCGACCGATCAGCATCGGCCTGCGGCACGACCGTCTCCCATTGGCAGCCGATCCACATATAAAGGTGCGCGAACTCCCGCGTCGGGCATGGCAAGTTGCGCGGATCGCGCGGCGGGTCGAAACAATCCAGCGACTCCACCGTGACCTGCCGGATCTCGCGCGCAGCAAGGATGTCCTCGGGTTTCCACCGCGCCAGCGCGGGCAGCATATGGGCGGGATAGCCGTCGAAGTGAACGTAGACGTGCGTCCATTCCTCGGGGCCGGTCTAGATGGCGATCTGCGCGCGGGTGCTCATTTGCCCTGCCTCAGATCAGCTGCAGCTCGACCAGCACGGTGCTGGCGGCGGCCAGTTGTGCGGTCGGCAGGTCGATCTTGATGTGCGAGAAGAGGTCCGAGCATTCGGCGCGGACGCCCACTTCCTTCAGCGCGTCCTCGATACCGGCGGCGACGCTGTTCAGGCGGCTGCGGTCGAGATGCTCGGGCAGCGTGTCGATGTCGATGCGGATGGTGGTTGTGGCCATGGTCATATCCCTTCCCTCCTTCAGCGCTTGGCAGCGGCGGCAAGGCCTGCGGCGTAGGCCTCGTTCAGCGCAGCGCGCATGGCCCAGACCGCGACATCGTGGAAATCCAGCCGGTCGCGGTTTCGGGTTTCCAGCGTCTCAATGAAGAAGTGCCTGGTGGCGATGTCGAGGATCAGCGCCTCTGGCGCGGCGGGTGCGGGTTTGGTTTTGGTCGCTTGGGTCATGATCTGGTCACCGATCCGGGGGTGATTTCCTGATCAGAGAATTGCTCTATCGGGGAGTGTAATCAACTGAATAAGATCACTATTTCCATTTAATTACAATATCTTGAGGTCCGTTAAATCGCCATGGAAGGTATGTCAGAACGCGAGTATTCCGCCCATTCCGGCCTGTCGCGCGGGGCCATCCAGAAGGCACGCAAGGCCAGTCGGCTGGTGGTTTACAGCGACGGGTCGATCAACGCCGCCGCGTCTGATGTGCGCCGAGCCGACATGACCGACCCGGACCAGCAGCGCCGCAGCACCGGCGGCGATAGCAGTTTCAGCGGCCCCGCCGACAGCTCGTCCTATCTGAAGGCGCGCACCGCGCTGACCGTCTACCAGGCGCAGGACAAGCAGCTTGGCATCCAGAAGAAGAAGGGCACGCTGGTCGACCGCGCCCGGGCTGAGGCACTGGTGTTTCGCCTCGCACGGCAGGAACGCGACACATGGGTCACCTGGCCCAGCAGAGTGGCCGCACTGATGGCGGCCGAAATAACCGCAGAGGTGGAAAAGCAATCCGGCAAACCGGTGCGACCGGTGCGACCGGTGATCATCGAGGCCGCGATCCTGCAGAGGGTGCTGGAAACCCATGTCAGACAGCACCTCGAAGCCCTCGCCGATCTCCGGGTCAGCCTCGGATAACGACAGCACGGCCAGCGATGATCTGACCGCAGACCTCGACCTCGGGTTTGACGGGGCCGAGGATATCTTGCGCAGCTGGCGCAAAGGCATGCGCCCGGATCCTGACCTGACGGTGTCGGAATGGGCGGATGCGCATCGCTGGCTGTCGTCGCGTGCTGCGGCCGAGCCGGGGCCAGATCGCACCGCGCGAGCGCCCTACCTGCGCGAGATCATGGATGCTCTGTCGCCCCGCCACCCGGCGCAGCGCATCTCGTTCATGAAAGCAGCGCAGGTTGGCGCTACAGAGGCTGGCAACAACTGGATCGGCTTTGTCATTCACCACGCACCCGGGCCGATGCTGGCAGTATTGCCGACGGTGGAAATGGCCAAGCGCACCTCGCGCGGGCGGTTGGACCCCTTGATCTCGGAAAGCCCGGCCCTGCGTGCACTGGTCAATCCGGCCCGGTCGCGCGACGCTGGAAATTCGATGCTGTCCAAGGAATTCCCCGGCGGCATCCTGGTGCTGACTGGGGCGAACTCGGCAACTGGCCTGCGCTCGATGCCTGCCCGCTACATCTTTCTGGACGAGGTCGACGCCTATCCAGCCTCGGCCAACGAGGAAGGCGACCCGGTCACTCTGGCGGAGGCGCGGACCACCACTTTCTCGCACCGTCGCAAGGTGTTCATGGTTTCCACACCGACCATCCGGGGCATCAGCCGGATCGAGCGCGAATACGAGGCATCAGATCAGCGCAGATACTTCGTGCCCTGCCCGCATTGCGGGGCGATGCAGTGGCTGCAGTTTGAGAGGCTGCGCTGGGACAAAGGGCGACCGGACACCGCCGCCTACCATTGCGAGGGCTGCGAGAAGTCCATCGCCGAGCATCACAAGACGCAGATGCTGGAGCGCGGCGAATGGCGGCCGACGGCTGTGTCCGCCGATCCCCACTCCATCGGCTTCCACATCTCAGCGCTCTATTCACCGCTGGGCTGGAAAAGCTGGCAGCAGATCGGGCGCGACTGGCTGGCGGCGCAAGGCTCAGAGGAAATGCTGCGTGCGGCGCGCAACACCCTTCTTGGCGAGACTTGGGTCGAGAGCGGCGATGCACCGGAATGGCAGCGGCTGGCGGAGCGGCGCGAAGCCTATGGTGGGGCGCAGATTCCCGTCGGTGGCCTGTTCCTGACGGCTGGTGTCGATGTCCAAAAGGACCGGATTGAAGTCGATGTCTGGGCTTGGGGCCGGGACAGGACAAGCTGGCTGGTCGATCACATCGTCATCTCCGGTGGTCCGGAAGATCCCGCGTGCTGGGACAAACTGACCGCCCTGCTGGGTCGGACGTGGGCTTGCACCAATGGTGCTGTGATGGTGATCGGCAAACTGGCCATCGACACCGGGTATGAAGCTCCAGCCGTTTACGCTTGGGCGCGGAAACAGGGCTTCGATCAGGTGGCCACGATCAAGGGCCTCGAAGGCTTCAACCGCGCCACGCCAGTGTCAGGCCCGACCTTCGTCGACGCCACCATCGGCGGCAAACGTCTGCGCCGCGGTGCGCGGTTGTGGTCGGTGGCCACAGCCACCTTCAAAACTGAGACCTATCGCTTCCTACGGTTAGAACGGCCCTCGGACGAAGATCGGGCGCTGGGCGTGCTGGATGCGCCCGGCACCGTCCATCTGCCCAACTGGCTTGACACTGAATGGCTGAAACAGCTGGTGGCCGAACAACTGGTCACCGTGCGCAACAAGCGCGGTTACATCCCGCCGAGGAATTCGCTGCGGCGAAAGACGATCTCGTCGATCTCACCCGCCGTGGTGATCGTGGTGTCGACCGCAAGGTCTGTCGCCATGTGCGGCAGCAGGCGGGCGGCCTCGGCGTTGAAGTAATGGGTGATGGTCATGGGCGTGTCTCGGATCCGGGGTGATTTCCTGATCGAAGAGTCGCTCGACGGGCGAGTGTAATCAACTGAATAAGACCCCTATTCTATTTTAATTCCAATATCTTGAGGTCACGGCCAATTGCCATGGAGGGGATGAGAGAGCGCGAGTATTCCGCCCATTCCAGTCTCTCGCGCGGGGCCATTCAGAAGGCGCGCAAAGCCAGGAGGCTGGTAGTTTACGGCGAAGGCTCTATCAACGTGGCCGCGTCCGATGTGCGACGCGCCGAGATGATCGATCCGGACCAGCAACGGCGCAGCACCGGTAGCGACGCCGGGTTCAGCGGTCCAGGCTGACAACTCGTCCTATCTGAAGGCCCTTACCGCGCTGACCGTCTACCAAGCGCAGGAACGTCAGCTGGCGATCCAGCAGAAGAAGGGCACGCTGGTTGATCGGGCGTGCGCCGAGACATTGGTTTTTTGCCTGGCGCGGCAAGAGCGCGACGTCTGGGTGACCTTGTAAACGCCATTCAGAAATGTCATTGGCTGCGCAAACCAGAAATGTCATCAAAGGCGCTGACGGTAGCAAGGCTTAGCAGCCCGGAGACTTCATATATCGTAGGGTTGGTAAGCCTTGCGGATTGATCAGATGGGTCGCTTTGGTTAGCGTCTGTTCATGGATCCGACCCTCAAACTTCACGCCGATGTCGATGTCATGGAGCATTCGCCACTTTTGCGCGGGATGGTTTTGACGCTGCGCTATGCCGATGAACATGGCGGGATCGGCAGATGTTCCGACAGTGACATGGCCCTAGCTGTGGTTCCGGTCATGACAAACCCTTATTCCTTGAGGTCTACTGTTCACTTCGTCCAAACTCTTCGGGAATAGCTTGTCCGCTTCGGGGGTCTTGATCGACGGCGGGATCATGACCTTGTCACCCGGCGTCCAGTCCGCAGGCGTGGCAATATGCTTTGCGTCACCCGTGTAAAGCGCGTCGATTACCCGCAGGATTTCATCTAGATTGCGCCCCACATCTAACGGACAGGCCATAGACAGACGGATATTCTTATCCGGGTCGATGATGAAGACCGACCGCATCGCCGCCGTCGAGCTTTCGTGTACGTAGATCATGTCATAAAGCCGCGCCACCGTGGCTGTCCGGGTCGCTGACAATCGGGAATTTGACAGTCGTGACGTTCGTCAAGACTACCAAATATGCAGCTTCGGGCCGGCTAGGTCTTGTTTGGGGTTGAGTTGCGAATGGGTTATTGTGTGGATGTGCGGACGCTGCCTGCGATGCTGAGCGCGGCAAAGATCAGAGCGGCGACGCAGACAATGGAAGGTCCTGCTGGTGTGTCGAATATGTAGGCCGCCCGCAGCCCAACCAAAGCCGAGACACTGCCGATGCCTGCCGCCACCAAAGCCATGCTTTCGGGCGTGCGGCTCAGGGGTCTGGCGGCGGCGGCGGGGATGATCAGCATCGCGGCGATCAGCAACACACCCACGACCTTGATCGCAACGGCTACCGTTATAGCCAAAGCAAGGGTCAGGACCAGTTGCTCGCGCTTGGGATCGATCCCGCTGGCATAGGCGAGGTCCTCGTTCAGCGTCGCGGTCAGAAGTGCCGACCAGCGCCAACCGATGAGCACCACAACAAGGGCCGCCCCGCCCCAGATCACCGCCAGGTCCATGCGCGATACGGCCAGGATGTCGCCGAAAAGATAAGCCATCAGGTCGATCCGGATACCCGACAGGAACGACACTGCCACCAGC